AAGACGCGGATGAGAAACAAGAAGTGATCCCACCAAAAGCGCTTAACCAGTTAGCTCTTGTTGTTCAGCGTATCGAGCAGGCTTCCATGACCAGTCATAAAGTTGAGAAAGAAATCCGCGCTGCCTATGCGGCAGAGGCGGCAGAGAAAACGGAAGCGGTTGCCAAGAAGGCAGGATTGACGGCTGACACAGTGAAGATGCTGAAAGCAGAGCTGTTAGGGATTGCCTAATGACTGAGTTATCTGATGTAAACAAAATGACCGAAGGCATCCTTGTTGAGTTCGACAAGGATGAGCTTTTGCTTGGCTATCAAAAGCGTTGGATAGCGGATGACTCTGTACTCAAGATTGCTGAGAAGTCGCGGCGTACAGGTTTGACGTTTGCCGAGGCGGCGGACTCATCTCTCACTGCGGGAGCGGCCAAGGGCGAAGGCGGCTCTAACGTTTTCTATGTCGGTTCGAACAAAGAAATGGCGCGCGAATTTATTGATGCCGTTGGCCTCTGGGCCAAGATATTTGATAAGGCCGCTGGAGAGGTTCAGGAAGAAGTTATCAACAATGAAGACAAGGACATCCTCACCTTTGTTATTTACTTCGAATCGGGCTTTAAGGTTCAGGCGTTATCAAGTAACCCTTCCAACCTTCGTGGTATGCAGGGCACAGTTATCATCGATGAGGCGGCGTTTCATGATCGCCTCGCAGAGGTGCTAAAAGCGGCGCTCGCACTCACGATGTGGGGTGCTAAAGTTCGACTTATCTCAACCCATAACGGCGTTGGTAACCTTTTCAATCAACTCATTCTAGATAGCCGCGCAGGACGTAAGCGCTACTCCATTCATACAATAACGCTCGACGATGCCTGTGCTGAGGGGTTGTATAAGCGCATTTGTCAGATACAGAAGGTGGAATGGACGCAAGAGAAAGAGGATGAGTGGAAGGCGAACTTGCTCAAAGACACGGCAACAAAAGAGGATGCTCTGGAAGAATATTATTGCGTACCTAAAGCCTCAAGCGGTCGATATATCCCTATGGTTTTGATTGAGGCTGCAATGAAGCTAGGCGCGCCTATTTTAGAGATAGAGGCGCCAGATGGTTTTATGGAGTGGCCAGAAGGTGCGCGACATATCTTTATTCAGCACTGGTGCACCACTGTTCTCCAGCCGGAAATTGACAGGCTTGACTCGCGCCATAGTCACTCGTTCGGCGAAGACTTTGCGCGCAAGGGGGACTTGTCTCAGTTTGTGCCTCTCGCTCAGCGCAAGGATTTAACCAAGTACGTACCATTTTTTGTAGAGCTGAGAAATATGCCCTACAAATCCCAAGAGCAAGTGCTTTTTTATTTGTTGGATAGGTTGCCTCGCAAGCGTGGCATGGCGTTCGATGCAACGGGCAATGGTGGCTATTTGGCAGAGTCAGCGGCTTTGAGATACGGCACCGAAATGGTGGCGCAAGTTAACTTAAACGAACCTTGGTATCGTGAGTGGATGCCAAAACTTAAGGCGCAGTTTGAAAGCCAGAATATTGAAATTCCAAGGCACGAGAATGTGCGCGATGACTTATGCCAAATTCAAGTAATCAACGGCGTACCGAAAATTGATAAAGGCAAAACAAAGGGTTCTGATGGTAAGCAGAGGCATGGCGATTTCGCTGTTGCTCTGGCAATGGCAGAGCGTGCCAGCTGGATGGAAGGCAGTGCCATCGAGTTTACCCCTATCCCTGCCAAAGCCGATATTGACGAAGATGACGAATACCACGCATTTGAACGCGGGGCATGGTGACTATGAATAAACGAATCTCAACCATTGTAGATATTTGGGGGCGTCCGATTGAATCAGATGTTTTTGTTGAGCCTCAAACGCAATCAGATGCTAAGTTGGGCCAGCTGCATCGACAATACGCCGACCACCCTTCATCAGGGCTAACGCCTGCGCGTTTGGCGTCCATTATGCGAGATGCCGAACAAGGCGATCTTAAGGCTCAGTGCGAGCTCGCCGAAGATATGGAAGAAAAAGATGCTCATATCCAGAGCGAAATAGGCAAGCGCCGCATGGCCTTGCAGGGTGTGGAGTGGAATGTGAAACCGCCGCGCAACGCTACCGCAACAGAGCAGCGAGACGCGGACATGATTCAAGAAGTTCTCGAAGATGCCACTTGGCTTGAGGATGCAATTTTTGATCTTAGTGATGCGACCTTAAAAAGTTTCTCCAATCTTGAGATTGAATGGGATTATCAGCAAGGCACGCATTACATCGAGAATGTGCACTATCGCGATCCATCTTGGTTTAAGACGCACCCAGAAAACCGCGATGAGCTGCGCCTCATCGATGGCAGCTATGAAGGCGCAGCGCTTCAGCCTTTCGGTTGGATTAGCCATACTGCAAAAGCAAAGAGTGGCTATTTGTCACGAAGAGGTTTGGTGCGTGTTCTGGCGTGGCCGTTTCTGTTTAAAAACTACAGTGTGCGAGACTTGGCTGAGTTTCTCGAAATTTATGGATTGCCTATTCGTTTGGGCAAATACCCAGAGGGAGCAACCGAGAAAGAAAAGGCAACACTGCTTCGTGCGGTCATGAGCATCGGCCATAATGCGGGCGGCATTATTCCGAAAGGGATGGATATCGATTTTCAAAACGCGGCAGACGGCCAGTCTGACCCGTTTATGGCAATGATGACGTGGTGTGAGAAATCACAGTCCAAGGCTATTCTCGGCGGTACGCTCACTTCGCAAGCGGACGGAAAGACAAGCACCAACGCGCTAGGCAATGTGCACAACGAGGTGCGCACTGAAATCCGCAATTTCGATTTAATGCGCTTGGCTCAAACGTTAACGCGCGATGTGATTTATCCGCTCTATGCACTGAACGGCAAGAGCTATCAGCACCCTCGCCGTCACCCTAGGCTGGAATTCGAAATTGCTGAGCCAGAAGACGTTAAAGCGCTCTCTGATTCTTTACCAGGCTTGGTGAATTTGGGCATGCGCATTCCGCTGCAATGGCTGCACGATAAAACGCAAATACCAATGGCAAAAGACGGTGAGCCAGCGCTTGGTTCGCCACGAGCGCTAGAGGCAAAATCCAATCCATCAGCACCCGTAGCAACGGCCAAGCTAAGCGCCGAGATTGAAACGGATGTGAATGATGAGCAAATAAAGCGCCTTCGCTCTGATGCTGCGCCGCTACTCGATGAGATACTTGAGCCAGTGCGCGAGATGGTTGAGGGTGCAACATCGCTCTCTGCGCTGCGCGATGACATTCTTTCATTGCAAGGCGTGATCGGTATTGACCTGCTGGCAGATGAAATGGCAAAGGCCATGGCGGCAGCTGAGCTGGCAGGCATCAGCGATGTAGAGGATGGTATCTGATGCCAACCCAATACGGCTCGCTACCGTTCTCTGAGCAGATCGACTACTTCCGCAGTAAAACTAACGTCACTACGGAGCGTTGGGCGGACATGTGGCAAGAGGCGCATAACCGCAGCTTTACCGTTGCTGGCGCACTGCGTGACGATATGCTGGCCGATTTTCGCAAGGCCGTGGATAAGGCCATCAGCGAAGGTAAGTCTTTAAACTGGTTTAAAAGCCAGTTTAACCAGATTGTGAAGCAGTACGGATGGGAGCATAAAGGTCAAGCGGATTGGCGTGCTCAGGTGATTTACGAGACCAACCTGCGCCAAAGCTACAGCGCAGGCCGAGAGCAGCAGATAGAGGCGCTTAAAGGTTCGCGGCCCTACGGCATTTACAAACACAGCGGCAGCGAGCATCCGCGCCTTGACCACCTTTCTTGGGATAATCTTGTCATCCATCTTGACGATCCGTGGTGGAAAACGCACACGCCGATCAATGGTTATGGCTGCAAATGCAAGAAGCTCACGGCCAGTAAACGCACGCTAGAGAGGCTTGGGCTTGAAGTGACAGGTGCGCCAAACGTTGAGTATTACGATTGGGTGGACAAAGTGACCGGAGAGGTTCACAAAGTGCCAAAGGGGATTGACCCAGGTTTTGATTACACACCAAAAACCAGCGCGCAGTTAACCAGAAAGGTTCAAGAGGCAGTGGGCGCCAAGCCGCCATTGGCCGATCGCCTTCCTGTTCGCGTGGTTGATGACGCTTACTCAACAGTAAAAGGCATCGGCGCTCAGGGTTTGAGTGACTTGCTCTCCTCTCTCGATAGCGAAAGCGTTGCACCACTTCAGGCGTTTATGAGGCGGCATGAAGTGAAGACGCTTTTCTTAAAAGCGGGAGAAATGAATGGAAGCAAAAAGGCCGTATCGATTGCAGGTGAGGTAGAGGCTTATTTGCAAAGTGGCGTTCGCATGCCTGTGGCTAATTACTACACGCGCAATGTTTCAAGAACCAATGGCTTTACAGCCAGAGCCTGGAATCATGTTGTGGTGAAGGCTAAGAGTACCGATAACTTTAAATCGGTTGACGCATCTAAGATTGATGCAGCGATAGCGAGTATACTTAAGCAAGATGCCAAGCCCTGGTCTTTCTCTTCCTCTGTACGCGCTGAGATGAAAAACAATGCAGCAGGCGTAGCATTGACATGGGCACACGAGATAGGCCATCAGGTTTACTACAAGGCAGGAAAGCCAGTATTGAGTGAGGCGCTACTCTCTCAGGCCATTACCCAATATTCAAGGGCTAATGCTGATGAGTGGTTTGCTGAGCATTATGTGGCTTGGTTGTTTTCGCCAAAAGCGTTGCAGCAAAGCAAGCCCGATGTGTATGACTTTATTCAGAAAGTAACAGAGAGTGTGAGATGAGTAATTTAGAAAAGGCGATGACGCTCTTAAACGGCCCCGTTACAGTTGAAGTGCTTAATGGGCTCGATGCGCTTTGCGCCAGTTCACGCGGTGAAGAAGCAGAGCGCATCGCAGATTTATGGGAAGCAGCTTTGGTGCAGGCCAGCCAAGAGGTGATTGACGACTACCACGCCGCAGCGCTAGGTGTCGCATAATGGCGGGCGTTCGCTATTCGGTAAGACTCAACGACTCAGAGATACAAAAGGCTCTAAATCAGCTTATCAAGCGAGGCAGCAATTTAACGCCCGCAATGATGGAGATAGGTGAAGAGCTACTGATTAGCCATGACCAACGTTTTCGCGATCAAAAGTCGCCAGATGGTGTGCCATGGGCTCCGCTTTCCGAAACAACCAAGTCTCTTAAATCGAAGAATGTCGATACCATACTGGTGTTAAATGGTGTTCTGAGCGGCACGCTGAATTATCAGGCGTCGTCGGATAACCTTTTGTTTGGCTCTCCGTTAGAGTATGCCGCGACGCATCAGTTTGGCCGTACAACAACGCCAAATAGCATGATCCCCAACAAGGAGATTCCAGCTCGTCCGTTTCTTGGTGTTGGTGATGGTGATCGAGAAATGATTTTAGAAACCCTATCGGATTATCTTTTAAATGGGTAGAATCGCTCTAATCGATTCTAAGCGTGTTTGATTTGTGTGTTGATACAATCAGACCAATAAAAAAGTTTAAACGAATCTGACGCGATTTAAACACTGTTTAAACTGGGTTGCACCATGTATTTTTGCTCGCGTTCCTCCTTATCCAGATAAATTCCTCAAAAACTACTAATACGGCTCAATTTGGGCCGTTTTTTGTTTTGTCCAAAATAGTCACTGTTAGCCAAGACTTTTAACCGGACAATCACATGAAGAAAAACCAACTTCCCCTTGCTGTTTTAAGTGCTAGCGCATTTGCTGGCTTTGCTACGTTGTCGGCGTCTCTTGATGTTGAAGATGACGGTTGGTATCAGCTTCTTCCTGCTGGCAAGTTTAAAGCGCGTGATGGTCGTCCTCATGATACGGAAGATGGTTATTGGCATTTGGATGCGGAATCGGCAGCGGCATTGATTGCGGCGACTAAATCCACATCAGATAAAGTGCTTATCGATTACGAACACGCCACGCTGCGTGCCAAAGAAACCGGAGCGTCTGCCCCTGCGGCGGCTTGGCTTTCAAGCAGTGATATCGAATGGCGTGAAGGAAAGGGTTTATACATCCGTCCTTCTTGGACAGAAAAAGCCCAGCATCACATCGACGCAAAAGAGTATGCGTTTCTTTCTGCGGTATTCCCTTATGACAAATCCGGTCGCCCTTTGTTGCTGCGCATGGCGGCAATTACCAATGACCCAGGCTTAATTGGCCTTGAGCCGATTGCTGAGCTGGCGGCGGATTTTAATCTCAGTTTTTATCACCCAAAAGGTTCCATCAATCTGTATGGACAAACGGAGGACTATCTCGTGAATGAGTTGCTGAAAAAGTTGCTCGCCAAAGTCGGCATTGATGTGCCAGAAGACGGCGAGCTTACGCAGGAGCAGCAAACCGCTGCGCTCTCTGCGATCGATGCGTTAAAGACAAAGGCCGACACTGCCGAGTCGCTACAAACGCAAGTGGCGGAGCTTTCTGCGCGTGATGGCGTTGATTTAACCAAGTTCGTTCCAGTTGAAGCTTACAACGCGATGGTTAGTCAAGTTGCTGTGCTTTCTGCCGCCTCTTCGGAAATGTCGCTTGAAAAAGTGATGGCTGATGCAAAAGCCGAAGGCAAGGTGATTGAATCGGAAATCGAATACCTAACCCAGTTCGGTCAGCAGCAAGGCGTCGCGGCACTTTCTGCGATGCTTGAAAAGCGCCCTGCGATTGCTGCGCTAA